GGATATTGAATCTATGTTTAACTTAGGTGGCGGTGATTTATCTTTTACTGCGTTATCTGCGCCATCTAGTGCAATGGATTCAAATGGAGAATATAATGGGTTGCGTATAGCTAGTGCTAGAGGTACGACTCCAGGATCAGCTGATTCAACTGAGGCCGCTGCACTTAAAGTAGAATTAGCAAAATCAACAGCGGCCGCTGCGCAAACTACTAGCTCTGCTGAAAATTTAGGAGAATATTTTAAAACTCGAGTAGCTAGTAAATATGGTGAAGGGTTTGGAAAATCTCCAATCTTACTTGACTATTTTACTAAACTACAAACAAAAGATTAATATTATGATAATTAGTAAATTATTAATGGCAAAAAAAATTTTTACTAGCACAGCTGGTGATATTATAGCAGACTTAGTAAGTGCAACGTTTAGATTTGGAAAATCACCGATATCAGCTGGACCAGTTATTGTTAAGGCAGAGGAGGCAATGCGGCCTGATCTATTATCAAATAGAATATATGCGGATCAGGATAATTGGGACAGTATCCTAAAATATAATGGAGTATCTAATCCTTTTTCATTAGATGAAGGCGAGTTATTGTTGGCACCATCATTTAAATCACTAAGTGAATTAATTGGGCCGCCAATTGAGGTTTTTGAAAAAGGAACTGAGCCTGCAAAAAATAATGAATCTGCTGTAATTACTCCAAAAACTGCAAAGGATGCAAAACGCCTCGATTCTATTAGAACCAAGACTGGTGAAATAGTTCCGCCTAACGTTAATTTATCTGGTGTAAAAAATGTAAAAGTTGAAAATGGTGTAGTTATCTTTGGTGGAGATATAACTCAATCAAGTGCAACAACTTCAAATTCAACGGTAAATAGATCAAGAGTACAGGACCAATTGAAAAATACTAATCCTTTATAACATGGCATTTAGTCAAATTGTTAAAACTCATATTCAGCCTTCAATTAAGTTGATTGCATTAACCCAGGCAGATAACTCAGCAGATAGTACAACTCCATCTGAGACTAGACAAAATAAAAATATGCCAGATGCAGCTCAATCGATTGGTGCAAACGAACCATTTGTTAAACTTGCAGGGCGTATTGTAACAAACGTAGAACATCTTACTATTAATGAATCTGGATTTATTCCAACTTTAAAAATTATTTTTATTGATCAAACTGGTGAATTTTCAGGAAGTTATTTTCCTAAGCGAAATTTAATGATTAGTGTCTATATTGCTAGTTCATCAGATAAATTGAAACCAGTTAGATCAGATTATCTAATAACTGATATAAAAACAATGGCTGCAAATAAAAATGGACCTAATCCTAATTTAGCATCAGGTATAACGTATATTATATCAGCTGAACTTTTTGTACCTAGGTTATATAATAATGTGTCTAACAGTTATGCAAGTTCAACCTCAGTTGATGCATTAAAACAGGTATGCTCAAGTCTAGGTCTAGGATATGGACAAAATGAGTTTACACCTAATGATAAAATGACTTGGATAAACATTAATACAAGTCCATCTAATTTTATAAGAGAAATTGTTGCACATTCATATCAAGACGAAGACACTTTTTTTACTAGTTTTATTAATAAAGAATATATTTTTAACTTTATTAATATAAATGAGCAATTAAAAGCATTAGACGTAGATAAGATGTTTAAAGCCGCTGCTGACCCTCTTATGGTGAATATTGATCAAAGTCAAAAGAATAATTCAGCAACTCAGCAATTACAAGAGGAGACACAAGATAACCATTTAACTAATTCACCAGAGGCTAGTGGAAAAAGTAACTTTATACATGAAGCTAATTTAATTTCAGCGCATGGTGCAATTCTAAAAAGGGATGGGTATAAGAAGAAGATTTTTTACTATGATCATTTTGAAAGTAATGAACAGAAGAAATTTAAAGAATTTTTTACAGCTCCACTAAATACTCCAGGGTTATCGGAAGCAGCTATGCTTATACCAGATGATGAAGGTCTAGCTGAGATAGGAAATAAAAAGTGGATGAATATTAATTATGGAAATACTCATGAGCACTGGAATGCAGCTAGAGTATTCAATACACATAATTTAGTGGAAATAGAGAAAATAAAACTTAGAGTTGTATTAAAAGGAATAAATAATCAAGTGATTAGAGGATCAGTTGTACCAGTAGTATTAACTCAAAAATTTACAGATAAGCTTAAGAAAGAAACTGATCCAGATAATCCGCAAGATATTGATGTTACTCAAAATAAGATGGATGATATTGCAATGGATTCAGAACTATCTGGTAGATATTGGGTAAAAGAAGCGATATATCATTATGATATAAATGATCCATTATTATTTTCAACTGAATTAATCTTAGCTCGTAGAGAATGGGTACCATCCAAAATAACGTTTACTGCAAATGCATAATTTTTATGGAATACGAACAAAGACGAATAACTTCAGAAAGGGTACTATCCTTGATGCATATGATCAACCTACATATATAAGCTTTGCACTAGACTTTAGGTTTGAAGAAACTAATAATTCTGCACAAGATATCCTATGGTCAAGTCCTCTGTTTTCAAAGGGAGGTGCGGATAATCCAAATAGTGCTCAAACTTATTTGGGTTCAATTGGACACAAGGATAAAGAACTGAATCTAGTTAAATTTAGCTCTATTCTTGAATATTTAACATTTAATGCACCTTGGTATTTTCAATCAATTTTAGGTCTAGATAAATTATGGTCAAATGCAACAAATATGGCTGATGCAAATAAATCAAATGAAGCAGTCTTAACTATTAAAACACTTGAAGCACTAGACTTGAGAATAACTGAAATTGCTAATTTATATCGAGCCTCAGTATATGATAAAGTATATATGAGAGAACGAGTACCAGAAAATCTTAGATGGTTTGCAATGGACATATATTTAGCAGAAGTTAGAAATTTTAGATATAATACAACTGGCGGTTATTCAAATATGACAAGTGCAATAGGTATTAATACAACTCCACTAAACAATGCAATTTCTCAAGCAGGAGCAGGTCTCAGCGCAATTACTGGAGATTCAAATCTTGACCAGAGTAGCTCAATGAAGCAATTTGGATATGTTAAATTTAAATGTAGGCAGTGTGAATTTGATTTTTCAACAAGTTTACCTGGAGGAATTGGTGCAATTGGGGTTAATCCAGCAGATCGACCGACTGATAATGAGTTTAAAATTAAGATTGGATATTTTGAAGAAGAGAGTAAATATCATGATTCAGGCGAATTAAATGATGACAGTATTACAAATTCAATAAAGAATCCATGGAGTGCAATAAATACAGCAGCTAATATTCAGAATAAAGTAGAAGGTGCTACCTTTTTACCAGGAGTAGGCGGATTTGTTCAAAGTGGATTAGACAATGCTCAAGAAGGACTTAGAAATATCGGTGGACTTGTTAGTCCAGCATTAGCGGCTGCATTAAGTGGACCATCAGTAAAAAAGATTGGTAATATTTATGAATAAAAACTTATTAGTTAGTATTAGTAAAATAATATAATATGGTAGAACGAAATCATGACATATCAAATAGAGACATTGATGACTTACGAGATAAGCAATTCTTAGGGGTTGTCGAGTTAATTGATGATCCTAGAAAAGAGGGTAGAGCTCGAGTTAGAGTTTATAGTATCCATGATGACCTTCCAGCAGAGGATATCCCATGGGCATATCCTAAAAACAAAGCTTTATTTTTTGGTAAAGAAGGTAAAGCAGGTTCACTGTCAATACCAAAAAAAGGAAGTATTGTAGCAATACGTTTCGATAATGGAAATCCATATTCACCAGAATATTTTGCAATTCATGAATTAGCACAAGATGTAAAAGATGAATTAAATACTGAATATGAAGGATCTCATATTGTTTTATTTGATGGAGATCAAGAATTAAAGATATGGTTTAGTATAAACAAAGGATTGACTTTATCAATTAAGGATGCAAGTTTTAATATTGATCCAAATAACTTAGTGACTGTAAAAACAACAAATAAAGTAATAATAGATTCACCAAAAATTGAACTTGGAAAAAATACATTAGAATCAATAATAAAAGGAGAGACTTTCCAAAAATTATTCAATAGTCATACACATATTGGAAATTTAGGAGCACCTACCTCAACACCAATGATTCCATTAAATGGAAGTGAATTAAGTCAAATAACAAAAACACAATAAAAGATGGCACTTGTAAAACAAGTATTAAATGTAGCATTAACTGAAGCATTTAAACAAGCAATGATTGAATTTATAACTATTACTAAAACAAGTAATGCAGCTGACGTTAGTAATATTGCAATTGCAGCAGCATCTACTAAATTTGCAGCCCTTGCTTCAACTGCAATTGATGGGTATATTAGAACGGCAACAATAGTTATTCCTCCAGGACAAGCAGTAACAACTGTTCCATTGGTTGGTACTGGATCAACGGTTAGTCCATCACTACCTGCAGCAATTAGTTAAGAGATTATATTTTTTTCTAATTTAAACTTTTCCCAAGCCTCTTTATTCATTAGATCTGGGAAACGTTCTCCATTATTACATGATTTTTTAACATATAATTTACCTGGAATATCACAACCGCAATATGTGCAATATCCTAGCTTAACACAGTCGTCTTTACAAATCAAGGCACGATATGCAACTTGTTCTTTTTCATGAGTTGCAAGAAGGTGTACCTTGTCACCAAGCATCTTAAGATTACCTTCAATAAATTGAAGTATTTTAGTTGGAGTTATTTTCATAATTTTTTAAGTTCCTTTTCAGCTTTATTAAGTCGACGAGCCTCATAGCCTCCCCTAGAGTTGTTTATTTCAATAAGATCATTTACTAATTGGTAATATTCGGTGAATTCTCCTGGTGAACCTGAATAATACTCTGACTCACTATCAGATAAGTCAATTGTAAATTCTAAAAACTCTGCGCCAAGCATAAAGGCTGCAAGTAGAAGAGATATACGATTATTTGAGTTATTTTTAAACCCGGTAGTATATTTTTTATTAAATTCCATTGATATACCTTGAAGATATTTAATATAGTCAAGTTTAACTTCACCGATTGCATGATGAATAACTAGATCTGGTTGAACTGCTTCAATTGCTCGATCAATATCCTTTTGAGTATTTGATCCAGTATAGAGAATAATATAATCTGCACAATCTCGAGCATAGGCAAGAAGATCAAAATCTTTGATACACTCAGCTGGAATACCTAGCATATATCCATTTTTACCATTTGGAAGTTTAGAATAGTAAGGTCGAGTAAGATTAATTGCTCGAAGTGAGGTGACTATTGGAAACCATGAAATATTACGATCTCGACAAAAATCATCTAGTTCATCGCATAGTTTAGAGTTAATCATGTTACTTTTATAGACATCAATTGCTACATAATCAATTTGCGTATCATCAAAGCTTTTAATTAAATTAGTTATGATCTTTAAATTATTTAGATCAGATGCTGCTTTTAAATTAATAGATACACATAACTTAGTTTTTTCCATTAGAACCTTTTCTTTTTTTCTTATACAATATAAATTAGATGAAGTTTAGAAAAAATTATAATTAATGAGTCACTATTCAACTCTTGGAGTACCTATAACAGCAACACAAGAAGAAATAAAGAAAGCGTACCGTAAACTTGCATTAAAGTATCATCCAGATAAAACTAATGGGAATAAAGAATCTGAGGAATTATTTAAAAAGATATCAGATTCATATACTGTATTAAACGATGAGAAAAAACGGCAAGACTATGATAATAGTGCATTTAGAAATTATAAAAAACCTAACGGTCAATCTGAAAATTCTGGATTTGGATTTGATGATTTTGTAAGAAATTTCTCAGGCGGATCTTCTGGATTTAGGAAGAATGCTTCAAATAATAGAAAGTCTGGATATAGCGGCCAACCTGAACAACTCTCAACAAAGCATCTAGATATACATATATCTCAGGTAATTGAATTCGTGGATGCAGTTATTGGAACAAAAATTGAAATAGAGTTTACTCGAAAGAAGATTAATTATACAAGTACTGCTGGAAATACATTACACTATATTATTGAAGATGATGAAAAGGAGATTGCTATTTCAATTGACTTAAAGAAGATTTTTTTATTAATTAAGAGTGATGATTTAAAATATTCAGCAACAGTTAGAGTTGGAAAACTTGGAAATGAAGAGATCGTTAATCGACTTGATATTTGGGGAGAAGTTGAACCTACTCCAAATGTAGGCGACCTATATATAAATATAGAATTTAGATTACCTGAAAATATAAGTATTATCGGTAACAAAATAATTCAAGTAGTTGATATTCCATTAACTAAAGTTCTCTTCTATGGAGAAAAAATTAAAATTGAAACGATCACTAATAAAAAGTATGAAGCTGATTTTAATCAACCTCGATCAATAACTAATCTTAAGTTTTCTATTCCTAATGGAGGAATACTTGATGATAAAAATAAATTAGGCGAATATTTAGTTAAATTTAATGTAATAATACCAAGTATAGATTCACTACCACTTGAAGATTCTGAAAAATTAAAATCAATATTATTGTATTGCGAAAATAAAACTTAAAAAGTTTAGAATAGTCTATAATAAATAATAAAAAATATTTTAGGCTTTGGTGAATCAAAATTCAACACAAACTAAGTATAACGATTGGGTACTAATCGTTGAAAACGTTGGAGAAAAACTCCAAGTACAAGAATCATCTGCTAATGGAATAGTACTTGAAGGAGTATGTGCAGTATTCGGTGAAATGAATAACAATAGACGAGTTTATGAAAAATCTGAATACCTTCCTCACCTTGAATATCTTCAAGACAAGATCTCAAAGAGACAATTAGTAGGAACGGTTGATCACCCTCAACACTTTGAACCAAAATTAAGCGAAGCTTCTCATATTATTGAAGGATTAACTTATGATGGAGGAAACAAGGTACACATCAAAATAAGATTATTGGAAAATACTCCTCATGGAAAATTAGCGAAAGCTTTACTTGAGGGAGGAGTACAATTATCAGTTTCCTCAAGAGCAGCTGGACAAGTTAGTGAAAGTGGTTATGTTAAATTACAGAGAATTTTTACTTATGATTTAGTAGGTGAACCTGGATTCACTGAGGCAATTTTACGTAAAACTGTTAGTGAATCATTAAAGAGTGATTTCTCAATGATAACTGAAAGTTATAATACTATGAAGGAAAATTCGTTTATTCAGAGATCTGGATTAATGGATATTTCGGAAAGTTTAAACTTTGCAGATAATTTTAAAGTTTATAAGATAAATAAATTAGAAAATGGTTCAGGAATACAATTCCAAGGAACTTTGCAAGAACAAAAAAATAATAGCACAATGGCCGAGTTTGTAACAAAAGAACAAATGGATAAGTACTCTGAAGTTCTTAAAACCCAATTTAATGGAATTAAGAAAGAAATCAAGAATCAGAAATCTATTCTTGAATCTGCTCAATCGAATGAAAGTAATACAAATAACTCTGAGCTAGTTGGATTTGTTAATTATTTAGCAGAGTCTTTAGAAGGAGTAATTAACTACACAGATTATCTTTCACATAAATTAAGTGAGTCTGTTAAGTACACGGAACATGTAGCAGAGACTACTAATAATTCGATTGAATATTCTTCATATTTAGGAGAA